TGGAAAACCAATGTCCACAGACAGACAGTATGAGTACTGGATGTCAGCAAATTCATTCCTCTCTTATGGTGGTATCCTTAAGGTTGTTAGGGTTGAAGGATCAAATTTAAACAATGGTAATGCTGGTGTTAATCAAGCATCAAATAGTGCTCTCAGAGTTGATAATTCTGATGACTATGAACTTAATCATAGCAGCACATCTGAGTTCTATTATTCATCCAGAAACCCTGGTTCTTGGGCAAATAATCTGAAGGTTTGTGTTATTGATGATCAAGCAGATCAAATCCTCAGTATTGGAACAACTAATCCAGGTTCTTTAGGTCTTAGTGTAGGTTTGGGTATCACTGCTCAAAGAGCAAACATCACCATTCCAGGTGATGGGGCAACCAGTACATTCAATGGAGTACTTAAAGGTATTATTACTGGTGTTAGAACTGATAGTATCAATGGTAGTAGTTCAATTGATGTTAAAATAGCAGCAAGAGTTACTCCTGATGTTCAGACATTCACTGGTATTGGAGCAACAATCACTTCTATCCAGGCAGAACCAAGTAACACAACTATTTTCCTTGATGGCACTGCTGGTGTCACAACTGGTTCTATATTAGTTACCACCAATAACAGAAAGGGAACAGTTACTGGTTTTGGTACTACATCAGTTACTCTTTCAGCAGGTATTGCAAATACAATAACAGTTGGTTCTGCAGTTACCTTTGAATCTTTAACAGTAATACCAGGCACTGAAACTCAGATTCAGTATCAAAATTATAATCCATCAAACTCCTTTGATGTTGGTGATGCACTTTACATCAAAGATTCAAATGGAGTTGCTACAGGAGTAAACCCACAGGTTTCTGCTAAAGTAGACTGGTATGATAGTCAGACATTGGGTCTTGAAAATTCAACAGTATTCTGGAAGTCACTGGCACCAAAACCTGTCTCTAACCAGTATGTAACTTCAAGAGATGGTGGTGGAGATGGTATCCACATTGTAGTTGTAGATGATGCTGGAGAAGTAACTGGTATTCAAGGTGCAATCCTTGAAAGATTTACCAGTCTATCTAAAGCAAACGATGCTACTGCTGATGGAGATAATCCAACTAGAACATATTACAAAGACTTTATTGCACTGAATTCCAAGTTCATCTTTGCAGGTTATAGTCCTGCAAATGCATATGATACTTATTGGAAAACAATGCCTGTGGCAACTGGTTTCTCAACTGGATTTACATCCAATACAATTGGTGAGGGTCTATGGGGTCTAGATGCACAAGGTGTTCAGTTTAGTGCAGTTGGCAACAACACATATACACTCACAGGTGGTGTTGACTATTCAGTATCAGGTGGTATGGAAGCAGGATTGAGTGATCTCACTACTGCTTACTACAAGTTTGAAAACAAGGATGAAATTGCTGTTGACTTCCTTCTGATGGGTCCTGGACTTGCACAAAAGTCACAATCTCAAGCAAAAGCAAATCTTCTGGTATCTATTGCTGAGAAGAGAAAGGATTGTATTGCAACTATTTCACCACATAGAGATGATGTTGTAAATGTCACTAATGCTGCTACACAGACAACCAATGTCCTTGGTTTCTATGCACCAATTAGTTCTTCTTCTTATGCTGTATTTGACTCAGGTTACAAATACACCTTTGATAGATTTAATAACACATTCAGATATATCCCATCTAATGGTGATATTGCTGGTTTGATGGTTAGGACAGCAATTGATGCTTACCCTTGGTTCTCACCTGCTGGTGTTCAGAGAGGTATTCTTAACAATGCTGTTAAGATGGCATTTAATCCATCTAAAGATCAGAGAGATGCACTTTATGCATCAAGAATTAACTCTGTAATCAACCAAAGAGGTTCAGGTATTGTTCTCTATGGAGACAAGACTGCTCTATCATATGCTTCTGCCTTTGACAGAATCAATGTTAGAAGACTGTTCCTTACAGTTGAGCAAGCACTTGAAGGTGCTGCAAACTCACAACTCTTTGAACTCAATGATGCTAACACAAGAGCAAACTTTGTTAACATTGTTGAACCTTACTTGAGAGATGTTCAAGCTAAGAGAGGTGTTTATGACTTCCTGGTTGTTTGTGATGAATCAAACAACACACCAGATCTCATTGACAACAATGAATTCAGGGCAGATATCTTCCTGAAGCCAACCAAATCTATCAACTTCATTACACTTACATTTGTTGCCACCAGAACTGGTGTTGATTTCCAAGAAGTTGTTGGTTCTGTTTGATTTTATTAAATAAAAAAGGAGGATTAACCAATGGCAGAAACTAAGTCACTATCACAGTTTAAATCAAGATTGGCGGGTGGCGGTGCCCGCCCCAATCTATTTGAAGTATCAGTTCCTACTTTCCCTTCAGCAATCATTGATGCTTGGGGAAGTGGTGACCAATCAGAAAATGGCACCTTTAAATTCATGTGTAAGGCAGCACAACTTCCTGCTTCAACAATTGCAGAAGTTACTGTTCCTTTTAGAGGCAGAAACCTTAAGGTTGCTGGAGACAGAACATTTGAACCTTGGACAGTCACAATCATCAATGATGAGGACTTCCAACTGAGAACAGCATTTGAAAGATGGATGAATGTATTGAGCAAGTTGGATGATGCCACTGGTGTCACCAACCCATCATCTTATATGACTGATGCTTATGTTCAGCAACTAGGAAGAGGAGATAGAAGATTCTCCACCACAAACAATGGTGGTCAGTCTTCAGTACTTAGAACTTATAAGTTCTATGACATCTTCCCAACTGAAGTTTCAGCAATTGACCTGAGCTATGACACAACAAATGACTATGAGACATTTGATGTAACGTTCCAGGTTCAGTACTTCACAGTAGGCAATTCCCTTGAATCTTCAGGGTCATCAGCAGGTGAAGCTCTGATTGAGTGATAAATAACTAGACAGACGTCTAGATTAAATCATAATGGGCAGATTATTTGGATTCTCAATTGAAGATAATGAGAAGACACCACCCAGTGTAGTATCTCCGATCCCACCCTCTAATCAGGATGGGTCGGAGCATTACGTAAGCACTGGGTTTTTTGGTAGCTATGTGGACATTGAAGGTGTCTACAAAAATGAGAATGAATTAATTAGAAGATATAGGTCAATGGCACTCTATCCAGAATGTGATAGTGCAATTGAAGATATTGTAAACGAAGCAATTGTTTCAGACACAAATGATAGTCCAGTTAAAATTGAACTATCTAACCTCAAAGCAAGTGACAACATCAAGAAGAAAGTAAGAGAAGAGTTTGCTTATATTCTAGAATTGCTAGATTTTGATAAGAAAGCACACGAGATTTTTAGAAACTGGTACATTGATGGCAGATTGTACTATAACAAAGTCATTGACCAGAAAAATCCACAGGCAGGTATTCAAGAACTGAGGTATATTGATGCCTCTAAGATGAAATATGTTCGTCAAATAAAAAAACAAGGCAAAGATAGTATACAAACTGCACAAAATCAATTGGCAGCAAGTGACAATACAGGTTATAACTTTCCAGATATTGAAGAATATTTTATCTATACACCTGGTCAGAAGAGTGGAACCAACTATGGTGCCAACAATTCTTCTGTAAAAGGCATTAAGATGACAAAAGATTCTGTCACTTATTGCACCTCTGGTTTGGTAGATAGGAATAAAGGTCTTACATTATCTTGGTTGCATAAGTCAATCAAACCTATCAATCAGTTGATGATGATTGAGGATTCGCTTGTTATCTACAGATTATCAAGAGCACCAGAACGTAGAATCTTCTATATTGATGTTGGCAATCTACCTAAGGTAAAGGCAGAACAATATCTGCGTGACGTCATGATGCGTTATAGAAATAAGCTTGTCTATGATGCAAACACTGGTGAGATTAGGGATGACAAGAAGTTTATGTCTATGATGGAAGACTTCTGGTTACCTAGAAGAGAGGGTGGTAGAGGTACAGAAATTACTACACTACCTGGTGGTCAGAACCTTGGTGAAATCACTGACATCAACTACTTCCAGAAGAAACTTTATAGAGCATTGAATGTTCCTGAGTCTAGACTACAAGGAGACAGTGGTTTCTCTATGGGTCGTTCTTCTGAAATCTTGAGAGATGAAGTTAAGTTCTCCAAGTTTGTTGGTAGAATGAGAAAGAGATTCTCATCCATGTTCAGTGATATGCTGAAGACTCAACTGCTTCTTAAGAATGTAATTACTTCTGAAGATTGGGAGTATATGGCAGACCACATTCAGTATGACTTCCTGTATGATAATCACTTTGCTGAACTTAAGGATGCAGAAATTCAAACTGAAAGAATCAACCTTGCTGCTCTTGCAGAACCATATGTTGGTAAGTACTATTCTGCTGACTATGTAAGAAGAAAAATCCTCAGACAAACTGATGAGGAAATTCTTGAGCAGGATGAAATCATTGAAAAAGAAATTGAAGCAGGTGTTATTCCTGATCCCGCATCAATTGATCCAATGACTGGTATGCCAATGCAAGACCCAGCAATGGGCGAACCAACTCCTGCAATGGCAGCTCCCCCATCACCAAAAGACCCTGAAATCACACCTCCCAAAGGTGGGGATTTCTAAATAGCAAACGTAACATCATTATTAAACATGGACGAACTTATGGATATTCTCGTCAGCAAAGATGAGAGTGCATCACAAATTAGTGATAAAATTAAAGATCTGCTCTTTGCAAAGAGTGCAGAAAAAATTGAAAATATTAGACCTGAGGTGGCTTCATCAATTTTTGATGAACCAGAAGTTCTTGACCAAGATGAGGATGAATCCTCAGAAGAAGAGTAATACTAAATACACCTATAGGACTGTAACCTTATAATAATGACTGCTATTAGACCAGTAGGAATCAATTCTACACTATCAACCACTGATACCACCCAACAAACATCAGCAATCTCTCAACAGTCTGACAATCTCAGAGTTGTTGCAGAAACTGCAGGTGTTTATGTAAATTATGGTGCTAACCCAGTATCAACCAATGAGAACATTTATGTTCCTGTTGGTGAAGGTGAAGATATTTCTCTTGGTCCAGTGCAATCAAATAGAGTTGTTGGTGTTATCACTGGTACTACTACAATCATTGATTTTCCAGAAGGCACAGGTTGTCCTTTTGGACCTGGTGATGCTGTAACTCTTACAGCAAATCAATCTAACTTTAATTTCACTCATCAACTTGTACAGTCTGTTGATAGATCTGCAGGTGTCGCTGGTTACTTCAATACTAGAATGACAGTCAACTATAATTCTACATCAGTAACTGATGTGTTTGATGCACAGCAGTATGCAGAAATTAGAAAGTCAATCAAAGTATCTGTAAAAACAGAGTCTGGCACTGGTAAAGCATACATCCAACAAGTACAAGTATCCTGAGAACAATGAAACTAATCAGAGAAGAAATTGAAACAGTTGATTTTATCGTTGAAGAGAAAAACGGTAAAAAATCAATGTTTATTGAAGGTATCTTTCTACAAGGAGAGATGCAGAACAGAAATGGCAGAATGTATCCAATGGGAGTCCTGAGAAAGGAAGTCCAAAGATACAATGAAAACCACATTCAAGCTGGTAGAGCTCTTGGAGAACTTGGACATCCAGATGGTCCAACAGTTAATTTGGATCGTGTCAGTCACAAAATTGTTTCACTCAAAGAAAGTGGAACAAACTTCATTGGTAAGGCAAAAATCCTTTCAACCCCAATGGGTAAGATTGCACAATCACTTATTGGTGAAGGTGTCAAACTAGGTGTTTCTTCTAGAGGGATTGGATCCCTCAAAGCCACTAGAGAAGGAGTAAATATTGTTGGAGATGACTTTATGCTCTCCACTGCTGCTGATATTGTAGCAGACCCTTCTGCACCTGATGCTTTCGTTGAAGGTATCATGGAAGGAAAAGAATGGATCTGGGATGGTGGCATCCTAAGAGAATCCATGGCAGCAAAGACTTACAAGAGAATTAATACACTTGTAACTACTAAGCAACTTGATGAACAGAAAGCAAAACTGTTCAGTGACTTCCTCAACAACCTTTGAGTTGTTGGCGTAGTTAAAAATACTAATTTATAAATAAATATAGATTAA